CTTATGATTACGCTCTTGATGGATTATTCGTAGGTGATATGCCTCAGACAGCTTATGTCTTAGGTACAACACTTACACCAATCAAAGGTCTTAGACTACAAGGTATTTTCAAGATGTACGATAAGAACTACGCTGATTGGTCACCAGGCGCTCGTGAGTATGATGGTGATGATGCTAACGCTGACAGAGCACAAGTCTGGCAAGCTCCAGGCTATAATCGTTTAGACCTACACGGTTCATACAAACTACCAAAGATTGGTGGTTATGATATAACCCTAACTGGTCACGTATTTAATGCTCTTGATGCTTTATATGTACAAGATGCAGTTGATAACTCACCTTATAATAGTTTCGGTGATAAACTTCACCTACCACATAACGCTGAGGTATTCTTAGGAACACCACGTTATGCTAACATAGGATTAGTTGTTAATTTCTAAGTAATTTTAGGGGGGATTAATTTCCCCCCTTTTTACAAAAAAACACTTGACAAGTGTAGGTTTTTTTCCGTATATTCATACTCAATGAAGATATTAAAATACTTTATAAATAAATTTTACAAACATTGTCCCACGTGTCATTGTGGATACAAAATGAAACCTAGTGATTTCAGAAAAGAAGAGTATAGTTGGATGTGTGTCTTTAAAAAAAAGTGTGGATTACAGGCTTATGAAACACTAAACGGGACTATACATTATTTTAAATAATTGCCGATTTTACTTGACTTGTATTGGTTTTTTGTCTTATATTTAGGTATGAAAAATAAAGGAAATATAATGAAAAGAGATGTTGATTTTGTTGTTGAGAACCCTCAATTTAGTTTAAAAGATGGTGAGTTTATGTTTGATACTTGGACTGGTCTAGTGTGGCCTGTTACTGATGAAGGTAAATTAAATGTTATGGATGACGCTGTTCACATTACTGATGTTACAGATGAGTTTATGGAAAGTTTAGATAATTGGGATAAACGACATTTAGAAGCCTGGGTTATGAGAATGCATGACTTCGGTGGTTTAGATAAGAGTAATCTATGAGTTATTTAGATAGTTTACTTACAACAGGTTTTGATGAGGACAATGAGTTGATTAAATCTGAAGAAAAAGAAGATTTAAGTAATGAGGAAGCTCAAATATCAGAGTACACTCACGACTTAATAGAAACAAAAGAATTTATCATATATGGCTAATATTAGAATATCCCCTAGTGTAGCTTTCAGACCTCGTAAAGCGAATCCTATGAGAACTGATTTGGAGACAGAAATATACAATCAAAAAACTTATAGTAATGAAATCAAAGAATTAAAATTTCTTGTTGAGACAGGAAAAGCAGACCCTTTCACGATTGATATGTATGGTGCTCTTTTACAAGGTCGTAAGATAACACCTAAAATGTTGAAATGTATAAAAAGAATTATACACGAAAACTCTCCTGAACAAGTTGAAAAGAAACGTTTAGAGACCGAAAGATTATTGTTAAAGTTAATAAAAGTAAAAAACGTATTTGAAAAATGTGAATATAAACCTACCTATGTGTGGCGTACAGAAGATTTTTTAGATTCACTGGAAAAACAAATACTTAAAAAAGGTAGTTTATCTGTACGACAAAAGATAGCTATGAATGATATGTACAAAAGATTTAAGAAAAAAAGTGAAAAAAACACTTGACACGTATTGGTTTTTATTCGTATATTCAGGTATGAAAAAAGGAAATAAAATATGACTTATGTTTATAAAAAAGAAATGAAACTAGCTACTCTCGAAGTTGAGTATGTAATGAGTTCTGTTACTAATCTAATTACGATTGTAAATATGTGGTATGCTGGTAAGCCTAGTAAACCATCTTATATGTCTGATGAATCTCGTATGGAGTTGATGGATGAATTAGAACGTGATTATCTTGATAAGGAAAACGAGACAACTTTGTCAATAGAAAAACTACCTATAGCTCACGGAATATAAAATGAGAAAACAAATAACAAGACAACAATTATTAAAAAAACAATCTCGTCAAAAGTTTATTACAGAAGGTTTAGGTTTCACTTGGATAATCCTAAGCTGGTTAATAATTTTAGTGTTAGGTACTATTTAAAACTATGGAACATCCTTTAGTTCAACAGATTATAGAACTCTTTGATGGTGTCCTTGTTGATGAATATGGTTGGAGACACTACAAAGTAAAAGGTAAAAATTATGACATTCGTTTTGACCCATCTCGTTTAGAGTGGGCTTGTGATTGTCCTGCTTATACTTACAGATATAAGTTTAAGAAAAAGTATTGTAAACATATTTTACAAATACAAGATGAAAATTTTAACAGAAGGTATCAGTAGTGGCCGTGCTGGTGCCAGAGTGGTCTAATGGGGTGGATTGCAAATCCATTGTTCGTGAGTTCGAATCTCACCCAGCACTCAAAGGTAACTTGTGTCGATGTTGACACGAAGTATGGGGCTGTAGCTCAGTTGGGAGAGCGCCTCCCTTGCACGGAGGAGGTCGCAGGTTCGACTCCTGTCAGCTCCACAATGCCAGAGTAGCTCAGTTGGTAGAGCAAGTGATTTGTAATCACTAGGTCGTAGGTTCGAATCCTATCTCTGGCTCACTATTAAATAAAGGATACAGACTATGATGTCTTTACAATGTAATAAATGTGGTAGATGGGTTGATAATGTTAGTGAAAGTACGAAATCAGTTACTTGTTCATATTGTACATTACAAGCCGTAGGTATGCCAGAAGAAAAAACTAAATCATACAAACCAACTGGTCGTCCTGCTGGATGGCACTTTATGAGTGAATTTGTAGATAAAGATGGGAATGTGTTTCACAAAGGTAAAGAACAACCTGATTTAAAAGGTACACTACCTCCTACTAAGATAACTAAAGCTAAGGTTAAAACTAAACGTAGGACTAAAGAACAAATACTTATAGATAGACATAACGAGAAAAAACAAGCTCTAAAAAAAGCTATCAAGAAACAAAAAGATTTTTTAAATCATCAAGTAGGGAAATAAATGTTTGAATTAATTGTAGTTTTTTTATTAGGGTATATAGCTATTAAAATGAATAATAATGATATGAGGTTCTGATGAATGAAATAATACATTTTTTTAAACACGTGATAGGTTTCTGTGGTGAACACTCACATCCTAGTCTTTTACTTTCAGGAGGAGTATTTTTAACAGCTATGGGACTCTATTGGACAAAATTTATTAACTTTTTCAAGGATATGTTTTAATGGGATTTCAGGATAATTTATCGAAAAGAAACGGTAAATACACACTAAAATCTAAGACAGGTAAAGTCCGTAAAAAAGGAACTTGTGTTTCTTGTGGACAAAATGCATTAACTCGTGAGTTATTGTATGAATATAATACTGAAGATATGATTTTAGTTCGTCAATATATGGAGGACCATTTAACAACATATAGTAATCATCAAAGTATGAAACCTATTTGGTGTGATGAATGTAAAGCTCTAATCGAATATAAGAGTTCATTGAATGCAAGTAATTGATTGTTTAAAAGAAAATAATCCATATATAAATCAAAAATTAAAAGAGGTAAGTGTAGATGAGGGATTATCTATAGCGAAAGATTTATTCAATGTCCTCAATAAACGACAAGACGGTATTGGTTTAGCAGCTAACCAGGTGGGTATTGATGCTAGTGTTGCTGTTGTTAATGTTCGTGAACCTATAATATTAATTAATCCTAAGATTGTAAAACAATGGGAACCTGTTCCTTATTTTGAGGGTTGTTTATCATTCAAAGGTAAAAGTGTTCAGACTCAAAGATATTCTAATATAGTTATTAAGACTGAACAAGAAGAAGCAGAATGGTATTTTAGTGGAGCTCCTAATCCTAGTGATGGTAAAGGTAGTTGGGAAAAACAGGAACAGAATAAACACGACAAAGAATTAAGATTGTTAGAAACTATATGTGTACAACACGAAATAGACCATTTAAATGGAATGACAATCTCAGATAGACAAATAATAACTACAATCACGAATGAAGTAAAGGTCGGTAGAAATGACCCGTGTGTTTGTGGTAGTGGCAAAAAATATAAAAAATGTTGTATGTAACTACTTAACTATATGAAAAGATTTTTTAAAGCACTTGGTAAATTATTAGGATTGATATTTGTATCAATAGCTACATCATTTGTTTTAATTTTACTGCTACTTACTTTTATTGTGGCATTTTCAGTTGAGTTTTTAAGGGATTTTTGGAATGGATATACAAGAAATTTTAGAAAAATTAGAGGAAGCTAAAGAAGAAGAAAATTGGGATTTAGTTCAGGAAGTAATAGAAATTATGATTGAGATGAACATTGATAATCCCTTTGATGAGTATCAAGACGAAGATTGGGGCTGACCAGGTTTCGACAGATGTTCTTTGACAATAGAGTGCAGCAGAGTATGAGTAAACTCTTTAATAAGACTCAACAAAACTCAAATGGCGATAAATCGCTACAAGGGTTAGTAATTGATTGGCATTTAGCTGAAAATGATGGTGATTGGAATAATCCTCCCATCTCAAATTACGAACCAACTTACGCATACGCTGCTTAAGTTACTGAGTTATCTAACACTCGGTCATAAAATAAGTTAGATAAATGTCCTCAGTAGCTCTGGACGTTAAACAGCTACCAGTCGTCAATCTGTAAACTGACCATAGTGGGTTGTAGGTTACTACTGAATTTGGAACCTAACTAAGCTGTGAATGACTCTATCGATTAAACATTTGGACGTGGGTTCGATTCCCACCAGCTCCACAATAAAAAAAATTACCATTTTGGGTAGTAACTAGATATTTATATAAACAAAGAAAAGGTAACTATGAATAAGAATACTATATTATTAGGAATAGCTATTGTATTGATAACATATGCTAATGGCATTGTATCAACTAAATTTCTTAGCGATAAGAATATCCAACTGCAATCTCTGTTAGATGAAAATAAAAGACTAGCAGAAAAGTTGGATGAATATGAAACAGAAGGAATGCACGTGACCGTAACTATGTATCATCCTGTTCGTGAACAAACGGATTCTACACCGAACATTCTCGCGGATGGAACGCGCATTAGAACTCAGGAAGCTTCTAACTACAAATTTATAGCGGTTAGTAGAAATCTGTTAAAACGATGGGGAGGTTGGTTAGATTACGGCGACTTTGTTTTATTAAAAGGAACTAAAGATAAAGATGGTGTGTACCAAGTACGTGATGCTATGAATGCTCGTTTCGTGAATCGAATCGATATTTTAGAATCACCAGGTACTAAACCTTATAAGTTTGAGACGGCTAAGATTACTCGTACGAACTTAACGTACACTGGTGCTGAAGGTACTAAATAAAAATAAAAAATAACACTTGACAAATAACAAATATTTTCGTATATTATATACGAAAAAAACAAAGGTTTTGTAAATGAAATTCAAATCAACTAAACGATTTGGGCCTATCACTACAGGTCATCGTCAATGGAAAGACAAAGGTCATTGTTCTTTCGTTCACGGATATGGAAGATATGTAAGACTAACATTTGAAGCATCAGAACTTGATGAACGAGGTTGGGTTATGGACTTCGGTGATTTAAAAGATGTTAAGAAGTGGATTGAATCAGAGTGGGACCATAGAGTATTGATAGCTGGTGATGACCCTCTTATTCCTAAATTAAAAGAATTAGAAAAAGTAGGTGGTATAGATTTAAACATATTACCTGAAGGTTATTATCCTGGTATTGAAGAGTCCTGTCGTTATCTATATGACAAATTAAATCCAATGATAAAAGAAAAAACAAACAATCGTGTTGAGATTACACGAGTAGAAGTTTGGGAACACGAAAACAATCACGCAGAATATGTCAGATAAAAAATTACCAATAAATGAAATGTACACTTGTCTACAAGGTGAAGGTAAACTTCTAGGTATACCTCACATCCTGATTCGTGTAAGTGGTTGTAGATTACGTTGTCAGTTTGCTGACTCGTTTTGTGATACACCATATAGTTCTTGGAAACCCGAGAAAGGTATTTTTACTTATCAAGATGTTCGAGAGTTTTATGAAAAAAATTCTCATATTCATCACACTATGATTACTGGTGGAGGTCCTACTTTGCATGCTAAAATGTTACAAGAGTTATGTAAGATAGGTAAAGAGTATTATCAAACCATCACAATAGAAACTGAAGGTAGTGAGTTTGTTTCTACTATGGCAGACTTAATTTCGTTATCTCCTAAGTTGTCAAATAGTACACCGAGACCTGGTACGATAATGTCTTATACAGGTAAAGTCGTTACTGAGGCTGATAAAAAGAAACACGAAAAGTGGCGTTGTAATTATGAAGCTATGTCTCAACTTATCGAGAATCATCCTGATTATCAACTCAAACCAGTTATCTCAAGTGAAGAAGATTTAGAAGAAGTAAAAGAGTTACAAAGAATACTAGGTGTCCCTAATCATATGGTTTATCTAATGCCTGAAGGTCTCGAACGAAATCAACTAAATGAAAGACGAAAGTGGTTAACAGAACTTTGTGTACGTGAAGGTTACAACTTTACAGATAGATTACATATTATAACTTATGGAGATGAACGTGGGGTATGATTGGATAGGTTGGATAGGAACTGCTGCTATCGTAGCCGGTTACTACTTCAATGCTAAAAAAATAAAGACTTGTTTTATTATTTGGGGATTAGGTAATGTTGCATTCTTGATATATGCTTATCTAATTGATGCACCTCCTCAAATAGCAATAAGTGCATTTGTAATTGGTATGAATATTTTTGGATATAAACAATGGAGTAAAGATGAATAAACTAAAACACGCTAACGGAAATCATCCGTTGACTGAACAAGAAAAACTTAAAATGATTGAACAAGCTGCTAAACACTACGGTGATTATATGACAGCTCTTGGATTTGATTGGAGTGAAGACCCTAACTCTTCTGAAACTCCTATCAGAGTAGCTAAAGCTTTTGTCAATGACTTGGCTTCAGGTGTGTATAGTGAACCTCCTAAGATTACAGCTTTCGATAACGTTGATGGATATGATGGTATGGTCTTTCAAGGTAACATAACATTACATTCATTTTGTTCACATCATCATCTTCCCTTTATAGGACACGCTCACGTAGCGTATCTTCCTACTCCTGAGGGTAAAGTGATTGGACTAAGTAAGTTAAATCGTATTGTTGAGTTTTATGCTAGACGACCTCAAGTACAAGAAAACTTGACAATGCAAGTACACGACCACATCCACGATGTATGTGAAGAAAACATTGGTGTTGCTGTATCCGTTGAGGCAGACCATATGTGTGCTTGTGTTCGTGGTGTCAAACATAATTCTACTATGAAGACATCTAAGTTGAGTGGTGAGTTTATGAACTACAAAAGTAATTCACGAGAAGAATTTTATAACTTTATAAGGGACTTGAAATGAAAGAGTTTATAAGTTGGAATCTAATTGATGAAGCTGTTACTGATATAGCTTTTAATATTAAAAACACAAATAAAGATTTCAAAGGTGTTTATGGTATACCTAGAGGTGGTTTGATATTGGCTGTAATGTTGAGTCATAAGTTAGATTTACCTTTGATAATGTCTAAAGATGAGTTAGACGAAAATAGTATTATCATAGACGATATAGCAGATACTGGTAGAACATTATGGGATTTTCTCGAATATCAATCTTATGTTGTTACTATACACAAACACGAAAAAAGCATATTCAAACCTGATTATTCAGTTTTAGATAAAGGTGATAAGTGGATTGTCTATCCTTGGGAAACTGAAGACTCAGAAGAAATACAGGATTACTTAAAATGAAAACAAATATAATATGTAGATTACAAGTTGAAGGACTACATTGGTGGTCTGAAGCTAGTAAGTATGAACCCACAATGGTGTATCTTGAATCACCACATAGGCATATGTTTCACATTGAAGTCAAAAAAGAAGTTTTTCACGATGACCGAGATGTTGAGTTTATTGTGTTTAAAAGAAAAGTTAAAAAGTATTTAGAAGAAAAATATTATGATGAACAATATGATTTGTGTAACTTCAAAGCAAGGTCTTGTGAAATGTTAGCTAAAGAATTACTCGAAGAATTTGATTTAGTGTATTGTTCAGTATTCGAAGATAACGAGAATGGAGCAGAAATATATGGGTAAAATAATTTACTTACCTCTTGAACATATTGAGTCAAGATACACAACTCATATGGACAGAGATATATCAAACTATCTTGATAACTTAGATAGAGAATGTATCAAAGTTTATCCTGATATTCCCGTTCCTACAAGTATGAAAGCAGGAAGTTTTCTTGATGCTGAGTTTACAATCAGATTCAAAGCAGCTCAGATTGAAGAAGTGGCTAGATTATATCGGGAAGATGTAATTGACTCAGGTGATATTATTTGGAGTTCTGATTTATGGCATCCAGGACTTCCCGAAAGTATAGCTTATATGAATTACTTTGCTAAGAAAGATGTAAAGTTAAGAGGACTTATTCACGCGGGTAGTTTTACTGATACTGATTTCGTGAGAGATATGGAACGATGGGCTAAAAACTTTGAAGATACTTTGTTTGATATTGCTGATGAAATTTATTGTGGTAGTGATTTTATAAAAAATGATATTATAAAAAAACGAATGATAAATCCTGACAAGTTAGTTGTAACTGGATTTCCTTTAGATACAGAAAATCTTGATAAAGTTGAAAAGAAACCTAAAGAAGATATAGTAGTATTTTCAGGTAGAAACGTAGATGAAAAACAACCTTGGTTATTTAAACAAATGGAAGATAGATTAGGTGATGTTATAGGTAGTACTCAGTTCATCAATACTCTTGAACATAACTTTTCAAAAGATGAGTATTATGATTTGTTGAGTAGAGCTAAAGTTGTAGTAAGTTTTGCTTTACAAGAAAACTTTGGATTCAGTATTGCCGAAGCTGTTTATCTAGGTTGTGTTCCTGTTGTTCCTAACAGATTGGTTTATCCTGAGTTTTATAGTGAACAATATTTGTATGATACTTTTGATACTGCTTGTAATAAAGTTAATATGGCTCTGAAAGGTAACTTATTACCTCCATTACACGGTAGAGATTATCAAGAAGCTATGGAAAGGTGGTTCCGTGATTAAAACTAATTTTATTTATTTTCCTTCATTCTCAGCAGGTGAGATGGGTTCTAACTTTGTAAAAGACCATCGTTTTAGAAATGATATGACGATACGATTTTATAGTGAAGAATATCCTGAAGAGTTTCAACACAATCAATTATTGATTACAGCTGGAGCGCATATGTCAGTAAAAGATTACAGAAACAAAATGGGACTTACTGATAGAAATCTTGTTATGGGTGATTCAGGAGGATTTCAGTTCGCTTCTGGAGCTCTCAAATGGGACTTAAAATACAGAGATAAAATCTTTAACTGGTTATCAGAAAATACTGATGTGGCTATGAACTTAGATTTACCTCCTCGTTTGAAGAATGAAGGTAAGTTTCACGAATGTTTAGATGTTAGTATTGACAATTTTAAATACTTTCAATCAAAACAAGATGGTTCTACAAAGTTCTTAAACGTAGTACAAGGTGATGACGAACATACTTACAAACACTGGTACGACCAAGTCAAAGATTTTGATTTCAATGGTTGGGGTATCGGAGGTGCTGGTGGTAGTCTTTATCGTTTTATGTCAGGTGTCCATGCTCTATTACAAGGTAAAGAACACTTGAATCCTCGTAATGAATACTTTCACATTCTTGGTACTTCTAAAATCAGAGACTTCTTGATGTTAATTCAATTACAGAAATCACTTGAGGATATTGGTTCCAATATTGTTGTAACGACTGATAGTTCGTCTCCTGACAGAGCTGTCGTTTTTGGTACATATTACACACGATTTAGTATAAAGAAAGCCACATTTGAATCAATCAACTTTCCAAGTGAAAAACATAATCCTGACATTATAGAGTGGTTTAGAGAAACACCTAATCAAGATTGGCCTCGTATGACTGCTTTTGATGATGTACTTAGAGGACTTGTTTCTTGGAAAGATGTAGCTGACTGGAACACTCAATGTACTATGGGAATGAGATTACATAACTTCTATGTGTTTAAAGATGCTATCAGAAATGTAACTGAACTAATTTATGGACACGATTATATATTGAAACAAGCAGTAGATAGTGAAGTATATAAAGTATTGAGGTCCATTGATGATATGGTCAAGAGTGAAGACCCCTCAAGAGTATTCGAATCATATAAACAACTTTATATGAAAATGAGTAATACTAAAAAACAACCTACAAATTCAACACACAATTTCTTTTAAGGAGAAAAAATGCAATTTACAGCAGAACAAATACAAGAAAATTGGGACAAACTAATCGGTATAATAGAAGATACCTTTGAAGGAGAAAGAAAAGAAAATCTCTTGAAAATGTATGATTACTTTAAAGATAGAGCTATGTTTGCTCCTGCTAGTGGTGTTGTGTATTATCACAATGCTATACCTGGAGGTTATGTTGACCATATTCTTAACATTACAGAATGTTCTCAAAAAATATATGAGATGTGGAAAGAAATGGGAGCTCATACAGACGAATATACTCTTGAAAATGTTATCTTTTGTGCTCTTCATCACGACTTAGGTAAGTTAGGTGATATGAAAGAAGATTACTATGTACCTAACGAGTCTGAATGGCATAGAATCAATCAGGGTAAAATGTATGAGTATAATGACAAACTACATTATATGACCGTTACAGACAGAGCTGTTTGGTTACTAACTCAGTTTGATATTAAGATGAATCAAATCGAATATTTAGCTCTACGATTGACCGATGGAATGTATGAAGATGCTAATAAAGGATACTTGATGGGATTCGGTGAGGGTAAAAATCTTAAAACAAATTTACCTTTAATACTACATCAAGCTGATATGATGGCTACAAGATTAGAAAAAGAACGTTATATGTTCAGTAAAGATTCTGATATAAATTATAGTGAGATTCTTAATCCTGAACTTAAAAAAGAACGTGAAGAACAAGAACAAAAATCAGTAAACACAATCAAAGAGGCTATCACTAAATCAGAAACTCCTGATATTTTATCAGAAAAGTCTAAAGATTTGTTTAACGAATTATTTGGAGATAAATAATGATAATAGAAATAGTATTAGGATTATTAGTCGTTATCGAGGGATATGTTATTTGGAACTTATTTAGAAAAACAGAATTTCTCGAAACTTGGGTAGAAGATTTTACACAAGTAATACAACAAGTAGATACAGATTTAAAAGAAATTGATTCAACAGGACATTTTGAATCTGATGATGAAATTGGTAGTATATTTGAGGCTATCAAAGATACCGTAAAACAATTAGAAACCTTCAAAGGAGAAGATGTAAATGCCAGCTAAAGTTGTTAAGAAAAAAAGACGTAAAAAAAGTAAAGTATATTTTGGAACACCAGTACAAAATGCTATCATTAGGTACAATGAATGTTCAAATCCTACAATACGAAATAGAATCTATCGTGAACATATAGCTGCTGCTTTTGATAAATTAGCTGAAAACTTAATTCACACATTTAAGTTTTACTATTTTGATTATCCTTTTGAAGAAGTTAAACACGAAGTAGTATCTTTTTTAGTGATGCAGATGCCTAAATATAAAGCTGACAAAGGAAGAGCTTTCTCATATTTTTCTGTAATTGGTAAAAATTATTTGATTCTAAATAATAATAATAATTACAAAAAAATGAAAACACACGATGAAGTCAAAGTATTAGATTTCAAACGTAATGTTCTGAGTGAGTCTATACAAGAGGAAGCTGATGAGTTTAACATTCAATTTGTAGACCAGATGTTAGAGTATTGGGATAATAATATTACTAATATTTTTCGTAGACAAAAAGATATTCTTGTAGCTGATGCTGTATTAGAATTATTTAGACGAAGAAAAAATATCGAGAACTTCAACAAAAAAGCTCTCTATATTATGATTCGTGAAATGACAGGTTCTAATACTCAACATATCACACGAGTAATAAATCAAATGAAACGTTATTACTTTAATATGATGGAGGAGTTTTCTGCAGTAGGTGAGATTGATACCTCTAATACTGGTTCGATATTTTAATTTATGGCGACGATTGAGTAGCTGGTGCTCTCCTCGGTCTTCAACACCGTAGTGTAGTAGTTGATACTACAGGTAGGTTCGATTCCTATCCGTCGCCGCTAACATAATGAAAGGTTTTAGTGTTATCGAATAGTGATTTAAAAATAAGTCTATTAGATAAAAAATACTCTAAGGATATTAAGACGCTTATCCGAAGATTTCGCCGTGCCTATCCAACAGATATAAATTACATACGAAGACTTGATAAAGAATATAAAATAATTGAAGAAAAGGGTTTCATAAATACGTTTCATAGAGTATGTGATTTATTAGATATTATCAAAGATAAAAACATTCCTCACGTATTACGAGGTTCAGCCGCTTCATCTCTCGTGTGTTATCAACTCGGTATTAGTGATATAAATCCCATCAAAGAAAAAATACCTTTAACACGTTTTATGAATTTTTGTCGTGATACTCAACCTGACATTGACTTAGATGTACCTCATTGGACACGTGATGGATTGATTGATGAGTTTCACGAGAAACATCCTGGTAAAGTAGCTCGTATCAGTAATAAAGTTATGTACAAACCTAAAAGTGCTATGAGAGAAGCTATCAGAAAGTTTGGGCATAGAAAGTTTTTACCTAGAAACTACAAGTTAGACAAAATATTTCCTGACCCTATTGTACGAAGAGATGTAAAAACTTATGCTAAATCATTGATGGGAAAACAAAGACAATGGTCATTACATTGTGGAGGTCTCATAGTATTTAATGATAAAGTACCAGAAGACTTATGGTTAAAAGAAGAGAAAAAACAAATCATATTAGACAAGTATGATGTTGAGGAACAAAACTTAATCAAAATAGATTTATTGTGTAACAGAGGTCTTTCTCAGTTGTGGGAGTTATCTGATAAACCGATAGCCGACTACGACCCATTTGACAAACAGGCATCAGAGTTGTTATGTAGAGGTGAAGTATTAGGTCTAACTCAGAGTGAAAGTAGAACTATGAGAAAATGTATTTTAGCTCTACAACCTAAATCTGTATATGATGTAGCTCTTGCTCTAGCTCTGATACGACCAGCAGCTGCTGATGGAGGTCGTAAGGCTGCTTTCTTACGAAAAGAAAAAAACAGAAGACACATAATTACAGACGAAGATGCTATCGAATACATATCAGATAGTGTTGATTGTTCACTTGATAAAGCTGATTATTACAGAAGAGGATTTAGTAAACAGATTCCTAACGTGATAAGTGAATTTATGGCTCAACTACAAAATCAAAAAGGTTCAGTTGAGAAAGCAAATATATTAAAAGAGTTACGACACTCACCTAAGTATAGTTATTGTAGAGGACACGCCTTAGCTTACGGACAATTAGTATGGGCATTAGCTTACTGGAAGTCGAGAGAACCTCAAAGATTTTGGGAAGCTACTCTTACACATTGTCATTCAAGTTATAGAAAATGGGTACATCCTCGTCAGAATATTCTTGCGGGTAATTATCTATATAACAAAGTACAAGGTACACCTATGCAACAATTTGAAAAAACAGGATGGTGGAACTCACCTGACTTTCTTTCAAAAGATTTTGGTTGTGAAGATTCTCAAGGTGTAACTTACTTCTCAGGTTTAGTAGCAAACACAAGAACAATATACCGATATAAAAAGAAATTAGTTTTGATGAGTATAGGAGTTGACAATAATAAATTTGAAGATTTGATTATTGACAAAAGTATATTCAGAGGAGGAAAACAATGGACATTTGTAGAGGGTTGTGGACTACGAAAACCTCAATTCAATTCTGATTACATAGAAGTCTCACATTTACTATAAACAAAAAAAGGGAAGCCGAAACTTCCCTTTTTAAGTGTCCAATAGTGTAGGAATACTATTGTACTATTTCGCTCCTACTTTCGAAATAAACCCACCAACACCAACAAGGCGACGAGCCCGGCGAAACCCGATTCGCCAAACTTGTTTATGATGGATGTTAGGTTACCAATAACATTGACACCAAAGATACCACTTCCAAAGATAACTTCAGATATAGCACCTATGGTTACAAAAGATAACAATAGATGAGCTAAGTCATCAATGTATCCTTTGACCGTTGTTACGATTTCCTTCATGGTTTTCTCCCGTTAGTTAGAAAAAAAAGGCTACCCAGTAATTTTGCTAACCGAGTAACCTCCAATAATAACTATATTGTAAGTAAATAATAAATTCTAATATATATTTATATATTAAAGTTTTTAAACTACGATATATTTATAATTGAGTAATAACATTTAAGGTAGATTATGGCTATTGACTACGAAATCTTTGAAGGAAAATCTCTTTCATCTCTTTTCAAAGACATATACGACAATACAGAATATAACAAAAAACAATTAGATATACTTACAAAAGAACTTGTTCAGTTCATCAAAGATGGTGATACAGCTGTACAATTAGTTCCTATGATAAAAGAATATCTTGAAATCAACGTTAAGAACGATGACCAACTTGTTAAGATGGCGGGTATTGTACAAAGATTGATTTCAGCTGAAAACAAGGCTGGTTCTGAAAACGAGTTTGGTTTATCAGAAGAAGAAAAAAGTCAACTATTAGCTGGAATGGAAGATACCATAAAAGACATTCAAATAGAATCAGACAAAATTCAAAATCGAATAGAATCAGTAAAAGGACAATAAATGTACAGAGAACGAAAGGGTGTTGACACGCATACCTCTATACCTTTAGACCGTTTAGGTACACCTCAACAAATTAGTTCATACATTAAAAAACTAATCAAAGCATCACAATACGATTTTCACGAAACAGAACCTGTTGTTGTTAGTAAAGTCTATTTAAATGATACAGGATTACAAGGAGCAATCAAGGGAAAATTTTCAGTTTCGGGTGATGAAGTTGATGAAGTTTTTCCTATGATGCCACATATTCAGACAATCCCAGTTGTTGGTGAACACGTCTTAACAGCTGAGTATAATGGAAAACTTTTTTATTTTTCGATAATCAATAGAAAAAATTCAGTTAATGAAAATTCTATACCTGTTGATTTACCACCTGATACTAAATTCGGTAAGACTTTTTTTAAAAAAGATATTAGACATATTGAGGTAAATGAAGGTGATGTTGTTTTTGAAGGAAGATACGGTAATTCTATTAATATAGGATGTAATGATGCTAATAATTCACCAGTAATCAAGATAAGAACTGGTCAAACTCTTGATTCTGATACTCGAAAGATTACAGGAAAATCTGTAAAAGAAAATATCGATACAGATGCTTCTTCAATATACCTAACTTCAGCTGGTTTACGTGATATTAAGTTTGATAATCAACAAATAACCGGAAAAAAAATACTAATAAAAAGTGATGGTATATTTATTAAAGGAAGTGATATTAGATTAGGTAGTGGTGATAATAACAATTTACAACCTGTTGTGAAGGGTAATGATTTGAAAGAATTACTTGACCCGATATTTGCAGCTCAACAATCTGTAAATCAAGCTACAATAGCTAAAAACTCAGCAGAAATTATAGCTTCATCACCAGGAGGACCTACACCGAATCCTCAAAAAGTTGTTGATTTAACAAAAGAAAATAAAACACTTTTACAACAAAATAAAGATTTACAAAATGCAATAAATAATTCCACTTATTTAAGTGATAAAGTAAAAACAATATAGGAGTTGTTATGACTAAAAAAGAACTTGTAAGGATAATACAAGAAGCGGTTCGTAGAGAAGTCAAAAAAGAGGTAGAAAAGATATTTATTAAGGAGGAATCTTCACCCACTTTAGAATCTATGATTTCTAAACCCGAAGTTTCTGAACCTAAAAAACAAATCAAATACACAAAAGATGAAACTTTAAACAAAGTTTTAAACGAGACACGAGGAGGTCTCCCTCAACAAGGTAAGGAATCATATCCTACTTTAGGAGGTGGTGTATTCGATACAAGTCGAATGACTGAAATGTTAGGTTATGGTAAAAGTGAAGAAGTACAACGTGATATGGTAGCAGTCGATACTATGAAAAAAGCAGGTGTAACTTCCGAACAAGTACCTGAACACGTAACAAATGCTTTGACACGTGATTATAGTGATTTAATGAAAGCTATGAACAAGAAAGGTAATTAATGTCAGCTATTGAAACAGATTTAAATCCAAATAAAACCGTTGGATTGAAATTACCTTTAGGGAGAGATAAGTTCAATGATTTTGCTTTGACAAAAACTTCCTTAGAACAAGCTGAGTTCAATTTGAAAAATTTATTACAAACTTATATTGGTGAAAGACCAATGCAACCAACTTTTGGTAGTAAACTTTTAGAACTTTGTTTCGAACAACAAAATGATGAGTTACCAGAAAACATTGAAAAAGAAGTGAGACGTGCTGTCTCAGAGTGGTTAGATTACATTAATATTCAAAACGTTGAGACTTTGACTGAAGAAGGAGATTTAAATCAAATTTATGTCAAGATAGATTACTCAACGACATTGAATCCTACTACAATAAATCAAATCACAATAGATGCTTCTACAGGAGGATATTAATGGCTCGTTCAAGTGTAAATAAAAATGTAGTTAAACAAGTAAACTATCTTAATAAAGACTTTTCAGATTTCAGAGATAGTTTGATTGAATATGCAAAGGTTTACTTCCCTAATACCTACAATGACTTCAATGAAGCTTCACCGGGAATGATGTTTATTGAGATGGCTGCATACGTTGGTGATGTATTATCGTATTACATTGATTCTTCTTTTAGAGAATCACTTTTAGCTTATGCTGAAGAAAAAAGAAATGTTTATACGATAGCACAATCATTCGGTTACAAACCTAAAACAACTTCACCTGCTGTAGCTGTTTTAGATGTATTTCAGACCGTACCAGCTGTCAACAATAAACCAGATGAAAGATATGCTCTCAATGTAAAAGCAGGTACAACTCTTCAAGCAGCCTCGACTGGTACACAATTCCGAACTATTGAAGATTGTAACTTTAAGTTCTCAAGTTCTTTTGACCCTAAAGAAGTTAGTGTGTTTGAAAACGATGGTAGTACAATAACAAAGTTTTTACTGAAAAAACAAGTTAGAGTTGAAAGTGGTAACATTACTACTGAAAGATTTACATTCGGAGCCTCTGAAAAATATTCTCAAATCAAACTAGGTTCAACTGATGTAATTGAAATATTGTCCTGTACTGATAGTGATAATAATAAATGGTATGAAGTTGATTCGTTAGCTACTGATACTATTTTTGAAGATATGGAAAATAATTCAGAAACAGACCCAACATCAGTTGTAAACAGAGATGTGGCTCCTTACATACTAAAATTAAAAAAGACAGCCCGTAGATTCACAACTTTTATTAACGATAATGATGAAACAATTTTAAGATTCGGAGCAGGAATATCAAGTAATCCTGATGAAGAGATTATTCCTAATCCTACAAATGTTGGTTCGAGCTTACCAGGTAGTCCATCAAAGTTGACAAGTGCATTTGACCCAAGTAATTTTTTGAAGACAGAAGCTTACGGATTAGCTCCCAGCAGAACAACTTTAACAATAGAGTATTCTCACGGAGGAGGTATCGATGATAATGTTCCTTCGAATGAAATAAATCAAATCACAAATATAGAGTATGAAATACAGGATGCTTTGTTAAACGCGAGCACCGTTACTGATAGTAAGAACTCAGTTTCGTTTACAAACCCAAGACCCGCTACAGGAGGTTCATCAGGACAAACCGTCCGTGAGACACGTGAAAGTGCGTTAGCATATTTTCAAGCTCAAAGTCGAGCTGTAACTAAAGAAGATTATGTTGTGAGAGCTTTATCACTACCTCAAAGATATGGTAACATAGCAAAAGTTCATATGGTACAAGATGACCAATTAAATAAATCAATAGGTTTCGATGAACTTGAAAGGAAAGTTACTCAAGCAGATGTTGATGCAGGAAGAACTATCAAACAACTACAAGTAAGAACTCCTAATCCTTTAGCTATGAATATGTATACTTTAGGTTATGACAATAATAGAAATTTAGCTCCTATGAGTCAAATTGTAAAACAAAATTTATCAACGTATTTATCACAATTTAGATTAGTAACTGATGCCGTAAATATAAAAGATGCTTACGTAATCAACATAGGTGTTAACTTTTCTATTTTAACAAAAACAGGATTTAATAAAAACGATGTTTTGTTACAATGTGTAGCAGCAGTTCAAGATTTTTTCAATACAGACAGAATACAAATAGGACAACCTATTGTTATCTCTGATATAGCTTACGAACTATCTTTGATTGATGGTGTAGCATCAGTAGTGAAGCCTGTTGAAAATAATCCGAATGATTTACCGATTGTGATTGAAAACAAATATAAAACAACTGAGGGTTATTCAGGAAACTTCTATGATATTGCTAGTGGTATTATCGATGGTGTATTATATCCTGCTTTAGACCCAAGTATTTTTGAAGTCAAATATCCTGATTCCGATATTAAAGGAAAAGTAGTCGGTGATAACTTAGGTATAGTGGAGTAACTAAATGCATTATTTTACATTCGCAGAAAAAGATACAACTTTATATGAAAAAAGTGGTAGTTTAAATTCAGGATTAGATGAGATATTAGAAGTAAGAAAAGACGTTAGTCCTTCAGGTGAAGTGATAACCGTTTCTCGTATAATGATTAAATTTGATTTAGACACTATTTCAAAATTAAAAAATCAAAATGTTATAAAAGACAATGCACAATACTTTTTAAATTTATTTGATGCTAGACCTACAGCTCTAGCTACTTCTCAAAGTTTATATGCTTATCCTGTAAGTCAATCCTGGACAATGGGTGATGGACGTTCTTATGATGACCCAGTAACTACTGAAGGTTGTAGTTGGAATTTTAGACATGGTGAAACAGATGGTAAACTTTGGTCTGAAGAAACAGCCTCTGGAGGTTCTTGGTTTACTAATAATGATGGAGCATATGAAATGTCTCATTCATTCGGAGTCAAATCTTCTGATATGAGAATGGACGTAACAGGTGTTGTGAATGCTTGGTTAGACGGGACAATTCCTAATGAAGGATTTATAGTAAAACGTAGTGGTAGTTTTTATGACCCAACAACAACTTCGGGTTCTTTTGGAAATAATGATAGTGGCAGTGATGAGGGTAATAGCACAAGATTTGGTAATTTTTCATTCTTCTCAACTGATACTCACACAAAATATCCTCCTACTCTTGAAGCAGTTTGGGATGATTCAAAATGGACAACAGGTTCATTGAGTCCCTTGACAAAAGGTAACATTGAAGATATGGTTATCTATATGAAAGGACTTAGACCAGAATATAAAGAAAAATCAATAGCTAAATTTAGAGTTGTTGGTAGAGAAAGATTTCCTGAAACAACTTTTTCAACAACAAGTGATAACTTATCAGTCAAATATTTACCAAGTGGTTCATCATTCTACTCAATACTTGATGCTGAAACCGATGACGTTGTTGTACCCTTTGGTAGTGGTTCGAAACTAAGTTGTGATTCAGACGGAAACTATTTTCTACTTAGAATGGATGGTTATCAACCTGAAAGATATTACAAAATAGAATATAGAATACAAAGTGGCAGTACTACTGATGAAGAGACTGACCAGTATTTCGATGAAGGATTTACATTTAAGGTAACTCTATAATGCCATACACAAAACAAGAATTACAAAATGTTGATTTTTATCAGGATTTTGTAAACGGATTACGAAACACATATCTTGAACAAATCAAAGATTACGCTAATAGACCGATACCTTTTGGTGATGAAAATACAGATTTATATTTATTTGAGGACATCTTGACTGGTATGGGATTAGAAGATGCTAATGTTTCTCAGGATAGTATCTATAAAACATTTCTTACACCAGAACAACAAAATTTTTCAAATTCATATCAAACAAAAAAATATTCTATCTATGATAAATCCGAGTTATTGGAAAAAACTATTGATAGAAACATATCCGAACTATCTGAACTAAAAATTGGTAAAGAATTACCTGAAAATATTGAAAACGGAATGGTCGTAACTAATGATAAAGCTGATGATTCACGTAGATGGTTAATCGAAAATAATACTAAAAGAGAATTTTCAGATTTAGGTACATATTATGCTACTGATTTTTCTTTAGTAAAGTTAGAGACGTTCAGTCAAAGTATTATCGATAGTATTGTTACAGGAGATGACATACAATAATGGCTAGATTAAATCAAAAAGATTCTGATTTACTTAACACTAAT